ATGCCCTCCATGCTGTAGAAGTTTTCGCCGTCGCCGCTGAGCTTCGCCTCGTCGATGTATTCGATCTGCTCCCGTGTGCCCGAATCGGGCACGGCCTCGGGCAGCGTCGCCGCGAATTTCGTGATGTCAAACTTTTTGCCCGCCATGTTAAACCTCCTCCATCAGCTCGCCGGCGAGGCAGCGGTAATCGACCGCCGCGCTGCTGCGCGGGCTGTACTCCCGCATCGGCGAGAGCGTCACCGTGCTCTCCGGCACCTTGTCCGTGCGCCGGATCTTCGTGCGGTACAGCGGCACGCGCTGCGACCGCAGCAGCTTCTCACACTCGCCCACGACCTCCGCGCTGCGCGTCTGCGTCAGCAGCACGCGGGACCGCAGAGACGGACAGGCCGCGCTCAGGCCGCGCAGCTGCGCGGCCACGGCAAACACGCCGTCGAGCGAGAACTTGTCGGCAAGCGCGGGGATCATCACCTCGCGCACACTCAGCAGCGCCGCGACGCTCGCGAGCGTGTAGCCCGGCGGGCAGTCGAAGATCATCCAGTCCACCTCACTGTCCGCAGCCGCGGCCTCGGCGAAGTGACGCAGACGCTCCGGCGCGCTCACGCCGTCCTTGATCGCCTGCAGGTCGAGCTCGTAGAGGTCGGAGCTGCTCGGCAGCAGGTCAAGCCCTGGTCGGATCGGCACGAGGTTGTCGCTCCACAGCGGCTCGCAGTCGCCCCGCAGCACGTCCGCCGTGGTGGTGAGCTCCAGCTTGTCCGCCCCCGGCAGGAAAAAGCGCGTCAGGTTCGCCTGCCCGTCGCAGTCCACCAGCACCACGCGCTGCTTGTAGTCCGCGACAAGGATGTCGGCGAGGTTGATGGCGGTAACGGTCTTGCCGACGCCGCCTTTGTTGTTCATGATCGCAATGGTTTTCATGTCGTTCTCCTGTTTCTGTCTCTGTCAAAATTTTGTCTCGAAATTGCACCACACGGTTTCCGTCCGAGGTGCGCCGCCCTCCGCCTGCGCGCTCCATTGCAGTTTGTTCCATCCCTGCAGGTGGGAGTCATACAACGCATTGTCATAGCCCGACAAAATAACCGGCCCTGCGTGAGCTTTGAGAGCTTCCAGTAATTCGACGTGCTGCATGTCATCCGCCATTTCCACGAGGTACTGCTTCCGTCGCCTGGTAGATAGCATATACGGCGGATCGGCATAAATCAGCACATCCGGATGATTGAATCGCCGGATCACATCAAGCGCGGGACATTGCTCAATCTGCGCAGCCTTTAGCCTTTCTGCCGCATCAGAAATCCACTCCGGCAAGTTCCGCCAGTAGTGAACATCGTAAGCATACTCTCGCCCGACTCGGTCATTTTTCCAGCCACATTTGTAGGTGACGGTGCTTCCGTGTGATTGCCAATAGCGCACCAGCGTCAGCCGGGCCGCTTCGACGCCATCCGGACGGGCCTGCCCGCCCGCCTTGAAGTGGCCCCATGCCTGCTCGTACTCGCCGCGGGCATACGGCGTACAAGCCACAGCGCGCATCAGCTCTTCCGGATATTCCCGGATGCATCGGAACAGGTTGACGATCTCACCGTCCAGGTCGTTGATCGTCTCAATGCGGCTCGGTGGTTTTTTGAAGAACACAGCCCCGCTTCCAAAAAACGGCTCTAAGTAGCTTCTGTGCGGGGGCATAATAGATATGATTTTGTCAGCTAACCGCCACTTGCTGCCGGGATATTTAAGCACCGGATGCTTTATTTTAGTCATAATACGCCCTCAAAACTTGAAGCCCTCGCGGACCTTGACGCCGTCGCCGAGGTCGGCCTCGACGAGGAACCAGCGGTGCGCGCGGTTGATGTACACGATGCGCCCGGGCAGCAGCCGCGGGAGCTCCCGATGTCCGGGGCCGATGTCCGCGCCGATGTCCGCCAAAATGGCGTGGGGATCTCCGATTCTTGGCATTTTGTTTCTCTCTTTCTCTCGATTTTTTCAGAACGGCGCGTTTTTGTTCTCCGGCAATTCTTCGAGCGCCATCTGACCGGGCGCTTCACCGTCCGTTTTCTCCTTCCGGCCCTTCTCGTCATCGCGGGTGTAGGGCGCAAAGGTCTGGTGCCTGCCGTCAAAGGCAAACACGCCCTTGCCGCGCCGGCCCTCCTTGCTCTTGGCGATCTGGATGACGCGGCATTTCTCCTGCGAGTAGTTCTGCTTGGGGTCGGGCCGGTAGATCATCACGATCAGGTCCGCGTCCTGCTCGAACTGGCCCGTCTCCTTGAGGTCGTGCATATCCGGCGCGCGCCATGCCCCGCGCTCGGGGCGGCTGAGCTGCGCCAGTTCCACCACCAGCACGCCGCGGCTCTGGGCAAAGGTGTGCAGCGCGCGGGAGACGGTCGCCATCTGCTCGCTGCGCAGGTCGCGCGGGTTCCCTTCTGGGACGACCAGCTGGACGTAGTCCACAAAGATCACGTCGTAGCCGTAGGTGATGGACTCCGCCATGATGTCGCCCGCGGTCATGCCGCTCGCCTGGATCACGTCAAGCCGGCGCTTGGCCGCGTCCTCCGAGCAGACCGCGAAGGTGCCCCAGTCGCGATCGGTCAGGCGGCTGCGCTTGATCGCGTCGAAGTCGATCTTCATGCCCTGCGTCACGATGCGGTCGCCGATCTTGCCGGCGGACGTTTCGAGGCTGAAAAAGCCGACCTTGAGCGTCTTGGCCATGTGATAGGCCATCATCAGGGCAAGGGCCGTCTTTCCGTCGCTCGGGTAGCCGCCCAGCACCACCACGTCGCCGCGCCGGATGAAGCTGTTGTGGTCAAGCACGTCCAGCCCGAAGCCCACATAGTCCGCGGCTGCGCCGCTCGCGTGGCGGGTGGAAAAGTCCTGCAAAAGCTCCAGCATCGGCACCACCTTCACGCCGCGCCGCGAGGTCATCTGCGCTTGCAGCTCCGAGAGCAGCGGACGGACGTCGTCGAGCGTAGCCGCGCCGTTGATCTGCGCCGAGAGGGCGCGGATGCGGCCCAGCGCCGCCTGCTCGCGCATAAGCTGCGCATATTCGCGCCAGCTCGCGCTCGTGGGCGTGACCTCCATCAGGTCGATGAGCTGTTGCTGCTGCGGCGAGCCGGAGGCATAGCCGAGCTTCGCGTTGATCGTGATGGCGTCGGCGTGCCCGCCCTCGCGGAACACCTCGCGCGCCGCCTGGAAGATCAGCCGGTTGGCTGTGCTGGTGAAGTCCCGCTCGTCCACCTCGGCGAGCACCTGACTGACGATGCTCTCGTCGATCAGCATCGCGCCGAGCACGGCGCGCTCGGCTTCCAAACCGGCGCTCGGCTGCGCGTCTACTCGGCCCATGTCCACCCTCCGTCCTGACTATCCGGCGGCTGCTCGATGCGGCGCACCGGCTGCGCCTTGGCGCTCTGCGCCGGCCGCTTGGCGCCCGCGTCCTCCCAGCGCCGGCCGTTGAGGAAGGTCGAGGCATACGGGATACCGACGCCGTCCCGCCACGCGGGCGAGGCCTTGAGTATCTGCAGCGCCCGGCCGATGGTCTCGATCAGCGCGTCGTCCGGCTTGAGCTTGTCCCAGGCGCGCACCGCGCCCATGCGGTTCTCCCCGCGGGGGTAGTAGGCCCAGAAGCCCTCAAAGCGCTCCGGCTTCCACACCGGAGTCGTTTTGCTGCGCCGTTTTCTCGGCTCCTCGCCGTCCCCCTTGGGGGGACTATAGGGGGGATTATTATAAGCTTTAGTCTCTACGTTCTTACTTTGGGTCGGAAACTCCGTTGACGGTGTTTCCCGACGACGGCTTTCACCGTTGTCGGTGTTTTCCGACAACGGTGGCTTTTCCTGCAAAACGTAGGTGTTCGCGGAAAAGCGCCCGCTGCCGTCATGCGATTGCTCGCGCATCAGATAACCGACCTCCTCAAGCCGCCCCACAAGGCGGCGCACCGTGTCCTTGCCGACGCCTCGCTCCTTCGCCATGCCGGAGATGGTGAACTCCCAATCGGGAGGCTTGTCCAGCATATAGGTCAGGAATCCGAGCATCTCAAAGCTCAGCCGCCTGTCGCGGATCGCGGACTTATACAGGACGGTAAACGGCTCACGATGGCCGGACTTTATTACGCCCTCGCTCATACTTTCCTCCATCCAAATAGACGATGATCTTCATCAGCCGCTCCGTGAGAGACGTGACGCCGACGAGGATCAGAAAGATGTCCAGTCCCGTCATGCGCGCGCCTCCTCTCGGAGAGCCTTGACATTTCTCTTTTTCTGCGGTACAATAGCCTTGCAATGGTTTTCAGAGTTTCTCTGAGAGCGGGAACGCTTCGAGGTGCCAGCCTCGGGGCGTTCTTTTTTTGCGTCCGCGTAGATCACCTGATAGGCCGCGGCGATGGTCTCGCGCAGGTCCTGCACGATGTCGTCGAACTCCGGGCGCTCCGCGTCGTCGATCACGCCGTCCTCGGCGATGCCGAGCAATCTGGCCAGCCGGTCCGCTGCGTCGCGCAGGCGGTTGGTCAGCGAGATGGTCGCCATAGGCAGGGGCTTTGGCTCCACCGGCGGCAGGATGCCGAGCCGGTCGGTCGCCTTCGCGTGCTCCAGCGCCAGCCAGCTCACGCCGTAGACCTCGCACATCCGCGCCACGGTCTCGTCCGGCGGTGTGAGCCGTCCGCCCTCGTAGCGCTTGAGCGTTTCGGGCGAGATGTGCAGCCGCTCCGCCGCCTCTTCCTGCGTCAAAAGGGTCACCTTGCGCGCCCTTTGATAAATATTTGGGTATAACGCTGCCATTGTCTTTCGTCCTCCTTTGTGGTAATGTCAGAGTATCGGAGAGGTCGCGCCGCCCTCGATGTAGGCGAGGAACGGCCTGCGCGGGATCAGCACACGCCGGCGCATCAGGATCACCGGAAAGCCGAGCTGCGTCCGGTCCTGCCGTGCCTGCACGCGGATCAGCTGCGGGTCACAGCCGAGAATGCTCCCCGCCGTCGCAGCGCTGATGGTCTCCTTCGTCGAATTGCGGATGTCCTCCAATGTCATCATGTGCTCACCTCCTCACTTTCCTGCGGCCAGCGCTCTCGCGTCGGCCGCGCCCTTGGCCGCCACCGCGGCCCTCGCCGCCTCGCTCGCCGCGCGCAGCGCCTCGTCGTCGTAGAGGTCGTTGACCTCACACTCCAGCAGCGCGGCGATCGTCGGCAGCTTGTCTGCCGTCGGCATGGCCGCACCGCTCTCCCACCGGCTGACCGCCATCTTGGTCACGCCGAGCCGGCGGGCCAGTCCGTACTGGCTTACGCCGCGCGCCTCGCGCAGCTCCCGGATGCGGAATCTTGTCAATTCTTGTCACGTCCTTTCTCTTGATTTTGCGTGAAATTTGTGGTATACAGTAAATTGTGGATTTACTTTTCACCGCCGCGCGCGCGGTCGATCGCGCCCTGATCGACGCAGACGCTGCCGGATGAGAGATCTCTCTCCATTTCCGCACCCTTCATGACCGCCATCATCAGCAGCTCGCGCGGGATGCCGCACCTCTCGCTGATGGAGTTTGCAAGGATGCCAAACTGGACAACGATGGTCGGCGTGCTCCCCTGCACGGTAACGACCGCGCCGTGGGGCGCGGACTTAATGCTGATCTCAAACTCCTTCATATTCCCCGCTCCTCTCGTACGATGTATGCTGCGCGGCAATGATCTGATTCAGCGCGGTGCTGAGTTCGCGGAGCCGCTGGACCTTTGTGTGGTCCGACATCTCCTGTGCGCTGACGACGGTCTGGACCATACCGGCAAACGCCGGATAAAGCCCGCCGCGATCAGCCGCATCGCGCAGGAACTCAAACTCGTTCATGCCTTTCTCTCCTTTCCTTTCGTGTAAACCTTGCGTTTACCTTGTACGCCTATCTTAATCAGAGTTTTTCTGATTGTCAATACAAAATCAAAAATTTTCTGATTTTTATTTTAATTATACAAATGGATGTGATTTTATTTGGGTAACTTAGACAACGAATACAATGCCGCCAGAGACCGAATTTTTGACTTGTTGAAGTCCAAAAACATATCACAGAAAGATTTTGCCATAGCTATTGGGGTATCGCCGCAAACAATTACAGACTGGAAAAACGGAAAAAGCAGGTCTTTTATTGGGATGGCTGCGGTAATTGCACCAATCTTAGGTACTACGGCTGGATGGCTACTGTTTGGACAAGACAAAGAGAATCAACCAGTCCAACAATACGAAACTGCATTGCGGGCGGAAATTATTCAGCTAAAAGAATTGCGCAAACAATCAAATAAGGACTGGAACGAAACGCTTGAATCGATGTTAAGTTTGATAGACCATGTCATTGATATAATTAGTGATTCAGACAGGAAAACAGAAAACAGCCCGCCCTCAGAAGAGAGCGGACTGCCGCATATTTGGAATATGCTTAATTCCGAAGATAAGCAGAACGCGGTAGATTACATGAAATACCTCGCAGCGAAGCGAGAAAAATCCTGACCTTTTCGCGGTCGTTCGGGGGGAGAGACCGATAGAGCGCCTCGGCGCTGCGGTCGAGTTCGGTCGCGGTCGGTGCTGTGTGGGGTGCTTCAGCCATAGCATGTGCCTCCTTTTTGATTTCGCAGCACGGTGGTCCTGCTATCCGATTGTAGGGCGGCCCCGCCGCCCCTGCAACTGACGACGGGGCCTGCGCAGGCGAGCTGACATCTCCGGAGCACCTGCGTGTATGTTTACCATAGCACCTTTTTCGGCAAGATGTTGTCGAAAAAGGCAGTGAAACCGTTAAATTCCCGTTAACCTGCGGGAAAATATAAAAAATTGTGCCCGATTCGGGCAAAGAAAGAAGGCAAAGCTATGAAACGGTCTTTTGCAATGGCCCTCGCGCTTGCCCTTGTTTTCACCTTGTCCGCCTGCGGCGAGCCG